AGCTCGGTCCACACCGAGCCGTCGTACCAGTCGATGCGGGTAGGCCCGCTCACGAAGATCGCCGTAGGCATCAGTTCGTCCTTCCTTTGAGCACCTTGCTCAGCCCTAGTCTAATCGTGCGGCCGATGCCTGCCCATTCCTTGTCCGTGGGGACGAGGAACGGACGCGCAGGCACCTTGACGCCGCCCCATGCCATGAGGAAGTCCTTGCCGCGCGCCAGACCCTCCTTGTCGGGGTTCTGCCCGGTCGCGTGCTCGCGCACGCCCTTGCGCGTCAGCGGGACGTAGTTCGGCCCGGATGTCTCGAAGCCGAGCTCGTGGTAGATCGCGTACTTCGGCCCGGTCAGGGTGATCTCAAGCCGGGTCGCGCCGATGCGGGCCGTCCTGGCCCCGAGGTTGCGGACGAGGTTGCCCGTGTCCCGCAGGGGCTGCCCGCCGTCGCGGTAGGACTTGCCCTTGACGAGGTACTCGGTCACCTCCGTGGGCTTGATGGTCACCCGGCCGTCCTTGGCCTTCTTCTGCCGCATCTCGACGCGCTTGCGCGTGCCCAGGATCGGACCCTGCTTGGGTTTGGTCTTCGTCCAGAACTCGGTATCTAGGCTCTTGAGGGGCTTCAATGCGGTCGGCGCTCCGTCCGGGCCTCGGCCCTCGCTCTTGGCGATGTGGCGCTTCGCCGCCGCCGCCACGGCCTGGGAGATGCCCTCCAGGATGCGTGGGTCGCCCAGCGCCGCCGCCACGCGCTTCTGCCAGCTGCTGCCGCCGAAGCCGAAGGCCACGTCAGCCTCCCGGCATCGTGTTGGGCTTGCGCGGCGGGAAGAAGTTGCTTGAGCTCACCTGGTTGTAGTAGGCGAGCGTCTGCAGGGGGGTCGCCCGCACCTCGGGCAGGCCGGCGTCGGCCGCCTTGGAGATCGCCCCGAAGATCTGCCGCCCGTCCCGCAGGTGCTCGAGCATCTCGTAGGCCCGCTTGCGGCGCTCCTCCACGGCGGGCGGCACGACCATGCCCCGGCGCTGGAAGAGGATCTCGGTCGCCAGGTCGCAGGTCAGCCCGACGAGGAGCCAGTCCCCTGCGCTGGCCAGCGTGTTGAGGTCCAGGTCGGTGTAGATGTTCCCCACCCGGGCGTACGACTTGATCATGGCCGTGGCGCGCTCGAGCGCCATCGTCGTGATGGGGTTGGGGGGCGCGGAGTCCTCCCCGTTGTCCGAGCACAGCTCGGCGATGATCCGGGCGTCCAGTTCCTTCTCGAGGTCGGCGTAGGTGGCGAATGCCATGCGTGCCTCCGTTCACGAAAGGGGGGGAGGGAGCCGAAGCGCCCTCCCCCCTTTCCCTTCCACTCCGAGACCGATCAGGCGGTGACGTCGGCGACGAGGTAGCCCGACACGGGCGCGACCACTTCGGTCGTGCTGTTGTCGATCACGCGGCCCTCGATGCGGCGGTCCTTCGGGTCGTCCCAGTTCTCGACGGTCATGTCCTCGAAGGCCATGATCTGCACGGTCGAGAAGCTCGTCGAGCCCTCGACGCCGATCAGGCCGCCGGGGCGGCTCACGAAGACGGCCGAGTTGCCGTAGATGTACTGCCGGGTCGTGCTCGACGCGCCCTTGCGGGTCGTGACGCGCACGCTGTCGTCCACGACCACCTGCACGCCGAAGAGGTTCGGCGGGAGGCCGTACATGGCGAACGTGTCCGAGCCCTGCAGGAAGGGCATGGCCGCGGGGTAGTTCTTGACGTAGTCACGAACCTCCGAGGTCTGCGAAAGCAGGTTGGCGACGGTCGGGGAGATGACCATCATCACGTCGTACTCGGCCCGCACCGCACCGCCCGTGGTGAGCGAGATGCGCTGCAGGATGCCCTGGATCGCCTTCTGGATGACGTTCGAGGACGAGGTCGTCCACGGGGCGCCGCCCGGGCTGGCCGTTCCGGTCGCCGCGTAGTTGCCCACGGCGTTGAACGTTGCCGAGGTCGTCAGCGCGGTCGCGGTGCGGATGCAGCGGCCCGTCATGGCCAGCTGCGCCTTGGCGCGGGCGTGCTGCGCGACGATGTCCCAGGCGGCCTGCTTCACGGTCTCGTTCGGGATGTAGAACGGGTACGCGTAGCGGGCGCAGGCGAACTGCACGAAGTCGTGCTGGTTCGTGGAGCCGACCGGACGGTCGTTCCCCAGCGGCCACTGGAAGGCGTTGATGTCCGTGATGCGGACGTTGTCGTCCGAATCCAGCCGCAGGTAGTACCCGGTCATCTGGTTGACCGGGACGATCTGCGCGTACTTGGTGATGGGGAACGTGTTCACCGCACGGGTGAACTCGACCTGGAGAGCGCCCGTTGCGAGGGCGTTGGTGGAGGGAACGTAGGTGTTCAGCCCGCCACCGACTGCGACATAAGCCATGGTGTGACCTCCTTAGGGTCAGTTGGTATCAGAGCGCCTTGGTGGCGGGGAGACGGTAGGCCCAGAAGATCTGCCCGCTGGCGGCAGCCTCCAGGGCGACGAACATGGGCACGTTGCCCGAGCCGGCGGCCGTGATCGCCACGCCTGCGGTCGACGGGATCAGGCCCAGGCCTGCGGTGATGTTGCCGCCTGCCTCGATCTGCACCACGTTCGAGGGCTGGAGGCTGATCGGGTCGCCCGACGAGGCGTTGGCCGTCGCGTCGAAGCGGCGGGTGGAGCCGTCCGTGACGCCCACGACGTAGTCGGCGGCGGCGGTGGCGGCCACGCCCGTGAAGGCGGTCGTGTCCATCTTGACGATGCGGTACGGGTTGATGGTCCCGCCCGCGACGAGGTTGGGGGAGAAGTTCAGCATGGTGTCCTGTGTCCTTGCGCCTTAGCGCTTGTTGATGCGGGAGTTGATCGCCTTGGCAAACTCATCCGGCTTGCCTGCGAACTGCTTGACGAGGTCGCCGACGTCGCCCACGGCCATCGCCTTGGGCATGGCGGCACGGCTCATGTCGATCTTGGCGCCGATGGGGTCGCGCGAGAACAGCTCGCGCCACGACTCCAGCAGGGCGACCGGGTCCTTGGCCGAGGCGAGCTGCGCCAGGAGCGCAGGACGCTGGCCCTCGGGGATGCGGTAGCCCTCCTGCTCCATGATCTCGATCTCACGCGAGAAGCGCTCGCGCTTGACCTCGGCCTCGAGGCGGCTCATGCGGGCCTTCAGGCGGGCGTTCTCCGAGCGCAGGGCGTAGGTGGAGCGGGAGGCGATGACCTCCTCTTCCTCGTCCATGCCCATCTCGGCGCTCTCGTCGTCGTGGCTGCCGATGTCAATGTGGACGCCTTCGCCACCCTCCTCGGCCTCCTCCTCGTCGGCCTGGAAGTCCATGCCTTCGCTGGCCATCTCGGCCTTGTCCTCGTCGCTGTCCTCGCCGAACTTCTTCTTCATCGTGGCGGCCAGGTCATCGATGGCGCACTTCATGGCATCGAGCTCGGCTCCGTAGTCGCGGTCTGAAGGCATGGAAGCCTCCTCCTTGATTGCTGCCGGGACGAAGGTGTTCAGCCCGCCCCCGACCCCGGCGAGGTCGTGGTTGGACTTCGAGAAGGTGATCTTTCGGCCGGCACGCTCAAAGTGCGTGTCGGGAAGCGGGCGCCGTGGGGTCTCGCGGCCCAGCAGCGCCACCTCGCTCAGGTGGTTGGATTCGGACCAGATCTCAGCCGAACGCCTGGGGAAGGCGTTGGTGGCGATCAAGCGGTCGAAGATGTCCCTTCCCACCTCCATGTCGCCCACAATGTACCCGACCCCATCCCGTTCCTCGTATTTCAGGGCCGGGATTCTGCCGACCGCCGACTTGGGCTCCTTGCCGTCCTTCTCGTGCATGATGACCACGCGGGGGAAGGAGCCCCGGCTCATGTGCTTGCCCGTGGCGCCGACGATCTTGCGGAGGCGCTCGTTGTCGAAGCGCTTGAGCTCGGGGTCGGCCTTGGCGTCGTCAATGGCGGGGTCGAAGGCCATGAAGAGCTCGACGCCCTTGATGACGACCTTGTCGCCGGCCTCGACGATGGGGTGGGATGTGGGGGTCATGGGTTCTCCTGCGGGGTGACGTCGCGCCAGGACAGGGCATCCTCGTCCCAGACGTACATGCCGCCGTCTTGGGGCATGGGGGCGGGCGCCTTCCACGTGAAGGTCATCATGTTCAGCCGCCACGAGGGGTAGGGCTGCGGGGGCAGGAAGACGCCGTCCTCCCCGAGGTCGGGGCGGAAGGTGTAGCCCACGCCCGCGTAATTGCCCCGGAAGTTGGCGTTGTAGGACGTCTGGCGCCAGGTGCCGCCGTAGGTCTGCTCGCACCACTGCTCGACGTTCGGCTCCAAGTCGTTGGACACGACGATCACGCGGAGCACGACGTTGTTGGCATCTAGTTCTGCTGCGTGTGCCATGGGTTACGCCGTGTAAGAGCCGGATGCGTTGAAGGTCAGGATCGTGTCCGAGCCGCTGGTGGTTACGGTCGGGCTGCCCGTGGTCGTGCCGCTGTAGTTCGCGGTCGCCATGCGGAGGATGACCACGCCTGATCCGCCTGCCGATGAGTTGCTGCTATTCACATAAAACGCACCGCCGCCGCCGCCGCCGCCCGTGTTGGCTGAACCCGCGACAGAGTTGCCTGCCGAGCCCGCTCCGCGCCCACCGCCGCCGGAACCGCCTGCACCGCCCGCATCTGTGATAGTGCCATACGGGACGGCACCTCCACCACCGCCGCCACGAACCACGGCGCTGCCGGAGATGCTGCTTGATGTCCCAGCGCCTCCGGCGCCACCTACGCCGCTCGTACCCGCTGCCCCGGCAGCAGACGCGCCGCCGCCGCCGCCGCCGCCGCCGGGATATCCGCTCGCTCCAGCGCCTCCGTTGCTTCCTTGTCCGCTCGATCCTGCGCCGCCAGCGGTTGCTGAGTATCCGCCGCCGCCGCCGGAACCGCCCGCACCGCCCGCATCTGTTCCGCCGCCGCCGCCACGTCCACCTCCTTCAGCGGTAATCGTGGTGATGCCAGTTCCAGACACCGAGGAATCGTTGCCCTTGGTTCCGAGCGAACTTGCAGCAGGAGCCGCCGCGCCTGCTCCGATTGTCACAGTCACCACATTGCCCACGGTGAGCGAAAGTCCCGTGGCGGTCTTGTATCCGCCTGCACCGCCGCCGCCGCCCCTCGTGCCTCCTGCGCCCGATCCACCGCCTGCGACCGTAAGATATTCGACGGAATATGTGCTGGTGCCGCTCTGCGTGGTGGCGTTCGCCGCCGTCGACGGCGACGAGTCGTAGTCCGCGTTCGTCGCCACGATGCGGTACTCGTACGAGGTCGACGCCGTCAGCCCCGTGTCGCTGTACGTCGTGGCCGTCGCGCTGACGGTCGTGAGGGTCGAATACGACCCGCTGCCGCTCGGGCTGCGCCGCTCGATGCGCTGGCCCGTGTTCCCGGTCGACACGTCCGTCCAGGCGAGGTTGATCTGCGACGAGGACACCGCCGTCGCCGTCAGGCCCGTGGGGGTCGCGGGGATCGTGAACTTGCTTGCCGCGTTGCTGTTGGCGCTGTTGCCTGCCGCATTCGTCGCATAGACGCGGTACTCGTACTGCGTGCTCTCGGTCAGGCCAGTGTTGCTGAAGGAGGTCGCGCCAGCCGACAGGGTGGTGACCGTCGAGTACGAGCCGCTGCCTGCGGGGCTGCGGCGCTCGACCGTGTACCCGGTTTCGTTCGTGGCGTTGTCCGTCCACGCGAGGTCGATCTGCGTGGTGCTCGTGGCGGTCGCGGTGAGCGAGGTCGGCGCGGCCGGGACGTTGAGGGTCGTGACCCCGCCCGTCGCGTTCTGGCTGGCGGCCGTCTTGGAGCTCTCGCCCACCCCGTTGTAGGCGCTGACCCAGTAGTAGTACACCGTGCCGATGGCCGGGGGCGCGGACGGGTTGTTCGTCGCGTTGTCGGTGTAGGTCTGCACGCCCGCGCCGAGGGTCGACAGCAGGGTCGCGCCCGTCGTGGTGTTCGTCGTGTTGCGGTAGACGTAGAACCCGGTCTCGTCGGTCGATGCGTCCGTCCAGGTGATCGTGACCGCGACCGCCGTGGTGCTGGCGCTCGC